GAAGAAGGTAACGCGGGAAAAGATTGAGCGGTTCTTTGCGGACCTGACGGAGACGTTGGAGATGATGGGCTGCCAGATTATCCACGCGGATAAGACGGCGCAGAAGGCAGTCGAACGCCAGTCGGTCGATCAGGTGTCGCTCACCGCGCCAAGCATAACCCATGTGGCCGCAGCGGTAGCCGCCATCCCGAACAAGACCGAGCATTTCCCGGACCGCGATGACTATATTCGCATGGGCTATGCCATCAAGGCGGCGTGTGGCCCAGACCATGAGCCGGACGCGTTCGAGATATTCGCATCGTGGGCCGAGCGTTGGGAAGACGGGGTTAACTCGCTCGATACTATCGAAGCGGACTTCGGCCGTATGCACCCGCCCTATGAGTTGGGTTGGGACTGGCTGGCCGGTAAGGCTGTAGCCTTTGGCTACAAACGTGAGGTCGATGAGTTCGATGTGACGGACTTTGACGACGACGACTTCGGCATGGTGGCGTCAGCAGGCGAAACACCGATTGAGTATAGCGACATTGCATTGGCGCAGCGCGTTGCTCGGCTACACGTTTCGGACATCCGATACGTTGTGGGCGGCATGGGCTGGGTCGCATGGGACGGGAACAAGTGGGCCAAGGACGTGGCGAACAAGCACCTGTCCATCGTCCGCAAGGTTTGCGCGAATGCATCGGCCGAGGCGTTGCAGAACATTGAAAGCCCGCAAAAGGGTGAGCGGATCGCGCAGCGTGTGGCGTCATACAATGTGATTGCAAACGTGGCGAAGCTGGCAGCAGTCGAACCGTCAATGCAGGCCACGACGGAGCAGCTAGACGCGGACATCTATATCCTCAACACCCGGTCGGGTATGGTAGACTTGAAGACAGGCGTCTTGTTCGCGCACGACCGTTCTCGCATGTGCACAAAATGCACATCGGTCGAGGCGGACTTCAGCAAGCCAGCCCCGCAGTGGCAGGCGTTTCTGAATGAGGCGTGCAACGGTGACGGTGAGATGATCTCTTACCTTCAAAGGTTGGCTGGCTATTCCGCGACGGGATCTACGAAGGAGCATGTCCTCGCCTTCGCCCACGGGTCCGGCGGCAATGGCAAAGGGACGTTCCTCGGAGCGATAGGCAATATCCTTGGCGATTATGCCACCGTGGCCAGTGCGGACGTATTCTTGGCGTCGAACAATCAGCGGCATCCCACAGAGTTGGCGTCGTTGATGGGTGCGAGGCTCGTTCACGCGCAGGAAATCGACCCGTCACGCAAGTGGGACGAAGCTAAGGTGAAGTCGCTGACTGGCGGGGACAAGATCAGTGCGCGCTTCATGCGTCAGGATTTGTTTGAGTTCGAGCCGCAGTTCACGTTGGTCATTGCAGGCAACACGAAGCCGGAGATTACTAATGTGGATGACGCCATGCGTCGGCGTATGCACCTCATACCCTTCGACACTAAGCCAGTCCGCAAGGACATGGACCTGCCCGACAAGTTGAAGGAAGAATATCCAGCCATCTTGGCGTGGATCATCGAAGGCGCAAAGGCATGGATGGCAGAAGGGTTGAACCCACCACAGGCCGTAATCCAAGCAACCGATGAGTATCTCGCAGGAGAGGATGCATTGGCCCGCTGGATCACGGAGCGTTGCGTGGCTGGCGTTGACAATGAGATGACCACCAATGAGGCGTTCAATGATTTCCGCGACTGGTGCAAGGATAACAACGAAGCCAAGGGCAAGGAGTGGTCGCAGCGTAAGTTCAACGGAGAGATGAAGACGCATGGCTTTGAACCCACAAGGGACCGGGCGACACGAACGAAGCGTGTGTTCCGTGGTCTTGAACTTCTCATAGGCGATGCGGACTATATGGTCATCAACGCCATGATAGACGAAGGGTCGGAGGATTTCTTCGGCGTTCAGATTAACTTCAAAGCAGGCGAAGGGGATGAGTGATGTATGGGAATGATTTTATGAGATACAAAGAGATTAGGGATGCGCTCAATGATATGGGGTATGATGGGACGGAGCCGTTGCTTGTGAACGAGCAGACCGGGGAGGTGACGCCGTTGCATGTCGATGTAGTTAATAGCCCACCGCATTATAAGGCCGGAGGCATCGAGGCCATCGAAGGGATCGAAGCGTCGATGGGTCCGGAGGCATTCGCCGGATACGCCAAAGGTAGCTGCTTAAAATATTTGTGGCGCTATGAGAAGAAAGGGAAGCCATTAGAGGACTTGAAAAAGGCCCGATGGTTTTTGGATAGGCTTATCGCTGCGCAGGAAAAAGTGAGCACCTGATGTCCAAATGTACACCTAAATGTTGGCGCTGTTGATTAAGAGGTTTACGTTAACGTAAAGCAGACTAAGGGGGCTTCGGCTCCCTTTTTTTAAATCCGTGCACGGTTTGAGATGGTTCGGGCCGGGTTGGTGCACGGTTTAGGGCCGGATAAAATGGCTGAAATCTAAGGATGTGCCGGGAGTGCCGGGTTTAAAAAAGTTAATCCGCTCTCACGACAGTAACAGTGTTAGAAGTGTCATATTACACTGTTACTTATTTATGGGGACAAATGGGCCGACAAACCCGGCACTCCGTGCACATTGGCGGAAATGCGTGGGTAAACCCGGCCCTAAACCCGGCCCGAACCCGGCACGGATTTTTCAAACCGTGCACGGATGGCAGTTTTCCGTTAATCTTCGTCAAACACACCCGGTAAGTCGTCCGCATCGAGGTTATGAGAGCCGACTTGCTTTGGGGGTGTGATGTCTATGGTTACTTCTTGCTCAATGGCTTCATGTGGATTTGATGGCGCCAAGTTTAGCTGGCGCAGTGCATCAAGGTGGAGTTGGTTCACATTGACTTGGACCGCTGCGGTCGGCTTGGCTTGGAACTTATCCGGAGCAGCAACACCGGCCAGCCATTTGCGCGTTTCAATCTTGAGCCTGTCAGCGTTGGCCGAGGTGCTGTCCGAAGCGTCGGCAATGTCGAGGCACTCATCCGCCCATTGATCGGCCGCGATTGTCCGGGCCTGCCGGAACCGCTCCTCTCGGTCTGGGTCTTTGCGTATCCAATGATAGAGGGAGAGGTTGCTAATGTTCAGTTCACGAGCAAGGCCAGCCATTGTCAGGCCAGATGCAATCTTCTCCAGCAAAACAGTCTCGCCAACCTTATCCAAGTTCGATGCAATCGTGCGTCGTTTAATATGTCCGGCCATCGCCTAATTCCTTTTCATGCTGAGTAACAAGCCGTGTTAAATATACCGCCAAGACTAGCGCCGTGGCAAATGCGGTGCAGGCGAAGGCAATTTGCCAGCCACCGCCCAACAGATAGAAGGGCAGCGCCACGACACCCGCCACAAACGCTCCGGGGGCAAGCATAAGTGCAAATACATAGGGCATTCCCACCAGCCACCAGATAATAGAACGCCATGTCATAGCCTATATGCCTCTATAAGCCCGTATAAAGCCCATAGAGAGGCATATAGGGTAATTGCTAGGTAACTATCCCGATTGTAGCTAGGCACGCTCCAGACCCCTTAGAAACGTCTCTAAGAGGATAGAGACGGGAGCAGGCACAGACCGGCCCCCTTGCTCATAGTATCGGATCGACCTTTCGGACAGTCCAATCTTGCGGGCGAGATGCCCTTGCGTCATGTTCAGCTTCTCGCGTGTTGCTTTAAATTCTTCGCTTGTCATTTGTATTGGTCCTTATTCAATGCGTGAACGATTGTGCTGTGGTCGCGGTTCATGATGCGCCCGATTTCGGTTGTGCTGTAGCCTTTGTTTCTAAGCATAAAGACGCAAAGGTTACGCACAAAAACCAAATGCCTGTGGCGTTTCGGGCCAAGGATGTCCGCGACTGTGTAGCCGTAGCCTTGGGCTAGGTTCTCTATATCTTTAAGGTTCTTTTCCCGTGGCGTCATTTCGTGGCCTTTAATTCGCGGACAATCTCGACCGCCCTTGCTGATGTAATGCTTTTCCACTCGCACCAAGCGCCGCAAGCGCACTCGCCTGCTTCATACGCAGAGCAATCACATAGCTTTGCGTCGGCCTTTAGCGCCTTGGCACATTCCTCAATAGCTGCTTCCCTAGTTATATCCCTAAAAATCTCTAGCAACGCGGCGCGGTTGATGTCTGGTGTCTGCCTTGCGGCGCAAGCCTCAACGCCAGCGTCATATCCTGCTTGCCATTCGGCTGCGGGGTCTTTGGTCATTCCGCCATGTCCTTTTCTGCATCTTCGATCAATTCAATGGGAGGCCAGCGCAGATAATTGACATGCTCGTCGGTTATCACGCCAAGAAACTCTAGGTATTCCATCAGGCGGTAGGCCAAGGTGGCGCTTGCGCGTTCGGTGTAGTTTTCCATTGGTTCGTCCTCGTTGTCGTTCATTTGCTTTGCCCTTTGTTAAAGATAACTAATGCGGACGGGAAGGGCGCGCTGTTCTTGGCGTTGCCAAACTTAAGCCGCCCACGGATAAACTCAATCTGGCCTTTCATGGCGTAGTCGTGCCACCAGCGCGTATCCGTGCGCGCCGGGACAAGGCAGACGACGGTCGCGCCTGCTTGGCTGCTCTCGTATGCTTTCTTCATCCATTGGCCGATTGTGCGACCATATGGCGGGTTCATCCAGACAACGCCTGTCCAATCCTGCGCCAAGCCATCGTCCATTTCAGTAAAGAAACGAGCGCATTTAGTATTGTCAGCGGTCGCGCAAACATCCAGCGTGAAGTTATAGATTAAGTTTTGCTTGTCAAAGAAGTCTTGCGGCGTTGCCCATAAGTCGGTTGCGCTTGAGAAGTGGACGCTCATTTGCTTGGCTCCTGCTCTCTAAGGCGCTTGGCTTCTGCGAAGGTGAGGCCGTCCGCATTGCGAAGCGGCCAAGCATTGTCGGATGATACGCGGCCTTTGCGGCCTATCGGCGCGGCCTGTTGTGGCTTGATCATGTTATGCTCCCTTTGCTTTTGTGATTGCTGCGATTGCGTCGTTATATGCAGCCTTGTTGGTCGCGCCGCTGCGGTCCATGCGGTCGAATAGAACCGTTAGGTTTTCAAGCGCAGCCAACAAGTTAGGCGCGGCGGCGATTAGCGCCGCTTCGCGCTCTAGCGTTTCAGCGTCAATGCCGGGCGTGTAGCCGCCTTGCGTCAGGTATTCGTCGATCAAATATAATGTTTGCGTTGTCATTGTTTATGCTCCCTCAATGTTTACGAAATAGTAACCTGTGCCTTTGACGTTGCCACCTTGTGCGAACGTGCCAGTCCAGCCCATATCGGCGATTAGAGCGTCCGCAGCGGCTTTGTGGTTAGCGTCGGCGTTTAGTGCATGGTCATATGGCACGGTAACGCTGCCAGCCCATGCTGTCGCTTTAATGCGTCCGCCCTTGGTGTTGGTCGGGCCAAGGTAGCGCGTCTCGATTGCTTGTGTGATAAATGTCATTAGTTTCTCACTCTCTTAATTGGCACTAGCGCCAGCCTCGCGGCGGATTGCTCCGCCGTCCGGTGGTGTTAGTATGCCCCTTGAAACTTAGCCTTTGCGTCAAGCTGGCGGTCATAAATCATTTTGCCCTTAGGCTTGCCATCGCGGTCAAAGATTTGCCAATAAAGAACGCCTAGATCGTTATGGTCTACGCACCGATATTCAGTGCCAGCGTGATGGACGATTGCGCCAAGCGCCGCCTTAGCGTCTGCCATTGGGCGGCAAGGTTGGTTTAAGTATGCCATGTCATATTTCTCCTATGGGGGTGTTAGCTTACAAATGCACCGCCCTTGTTCAAGATGCGCTCAACGGCAGGCCATGAATATTCGACATCGCCGCCCTTGCCGCTCAACAGGCGGACAACGCCATAGGTGGCACGAGCGCCAGCCATTGCGGCGGGCTGCCCGTCAAGGGTGACGCCCATTTGGTTTGCCTTGTCCACTAGGACGA